ATACAATTTATAAACAGCAATTACTTCAAGAATCTCCAGACTCTCAAAAAGATGATGTGAAAGAATCTTTAACGTTTCTGGTTCGTTATTGTTTACAGAGTAATATTCAGCTTCATGATTACATTCATCATAAAGAAAAAGGAATTGAACCAATTTGGACCTATCACATCAAGCATAACAAAATTAATCCGTATGTTTTAATGGAATTTCCTAATATATTTCATACAATACAAGAAATGCCTAAAGATGAAAGAGAGTTCCTGCTAGGACGTTTTGGAACTAATTTTCTCGAATACCGGACACGATATATGAATTCTAAAGAACTAAGACCTTTTCTTGAAAAGGCTTTTATTCGCCTAAAACTTTTTGTAGATAAAAACTTGAACTCTGCAAAATATCAACCATAATAATAACACTATGACATTCACGAAAAATATGTTTAACGAAATTAAAGCCTCTTTGACTGATAAGAAGGACTCTTCTTACAAAGAGATTATGAAATTTGAACCTGGCAAGACTTATGTTGTCCGTTTGGTACCTAATGTTACCGATCCTAAGTCGACAATGTATCATTACTACCATCACTCTTGGAATAGTCTTTGCACTGGTCAGTTTGTTACTACCCTCTGTCCTTCGACTTATGGAGAGCAGTGCCCTATTGATCAGCTTGTTCTTAAGACTTATAATACAGGTTCTGCTGAAGAGAAAGAAAAGATTAAACCTATCACTCGTAAAGAGAACTGGTTTGTTAACGCTTATGTAATTACTGATCCTACTAATGCTGATAACGAAGGTAAGGTTAAGGTTATCCGTTACGGTAAAGAATTAGCTAAGATTATTAACTCGGCTATTGACGGAGATGACGCTGATGAATTTGGTGTTAAGATCTTTGACGTTGCAGAAGGCTGTTCCCTTAAGATCAAATGTGAATCCCGTACTGGTATGGGCGGTAGTAGAGCTTTTGTTACTTACTCAGCCTCTAAGTTTACTTCACCTTCTAAGCTTGAAGGTATTGATGCTAAGAAACTTGATGCTATTTACGAAGCAGCTCACGATCTTAGTAAATTTAATAAACCTAAGACTTATGCTGAACTTCAGCGTATGCTTGATCAACACTTTTTCTGCATCCAGGATGTTACTAATCTAGAAGAAGATGAAGATGATGTTCCGGTTTCTAAGCCTGTTACTTCTAAGAAAGATGAAGCTTTAAGTAATATCTTTGCTGGTATTAAAGAATCTTCTTCTAAGGAAGTTGAAGAGAAGCCTAAAGCTGAAGAAAAGCCAGCTGTTGACGACACCGACGCTAAACTTAAAGAACTCCTTGCAAGTCTCTAATTTATGTTAAGAAGTAAAAAGAAACTCCAATACGCTAATCACAATATAATTCATACACCAGAAGAAATAGAAGAATTAATATCAAAGGGAGCTCAGGCATACGAACAATATTTAGATGCTCTCGGTTTCGATTGGCGTAATGACCCTAATAGTGCGGATACACCGCGCCGGGTCGCTAAGGCTTTTGTTACCGACCTAGCAATGGGATGTTACACTGAACCACCTAAAGTAACAGCATTTGATAATATTGATGGTTATGACGGTATGGTATGTCAGAATAATATCAAAGTTGTTTCAATGTGCTCTCACCATCATGCACCGTTTATGGGTGTAGCTCACGTAGCATATATTCCATCAAAGACCGGCAAGGTTATTGGTCTCTCAAAACTTAATCGCATTGTTGATTGGTTTTCTCGTCGTCCTCAAGTTCAGGAAAATCTTACAATGCAAATTCATCAGTATATTGATACAGTCTGTGAGAAGAATAAAGGAGTAGCAGTCTTAATTGAAGCTAATCATACCTGTTGTTCTAACCGCGGTATTAAACATGATAGCACTATGAGGACTGCTAGAATGTCCGGGTCTTTCTTAGATGAAAAAGATAATTCAAGAGCTGAGTTTTACAAGTTTGTGGAATTTGCTCAAAACAATAAAGGGGCGGTTTCGTAAAATGATTACTGACGAACAACTAGCAACAGCTCTGGTAGCTAAAATGGCTGGTATGGAGCTTAAAAAGGTTGATGATAACACACTCTCTCAATCTTCTACTGGCCCAGCTACAAGAATTGATCCAAAGAATTTTCTTCCTGGTGTTCAACAAATGCAGCAAAACCAGCAACAAAGAATGATAGAGGAGCTTAACAGACAAGCTATGATGGCCCATCCGTTACCTCAGCAGCAAATCCCTGTTCAACAAGCTCCAATTGTTCAAACTGTTTCTCAGCCACAACCTCAAACCTTTACAGGACAAGATCCTAATCAACTTACTTTTGATTTTATTGATGAAGCTACACAGAAAAAGTCACTCAAGCAGCTTGATTTAATTGTTGATTACCTGTACTCTATTAACAACAAATTAGATAAAATTATAAGCCGTGACAAACATTCTGTCTCTTAATAAAGAAACTTTTGTTCAAAAGTTTCTAACACCTATCAGTAAACTAGCTGATAATGTCTCTATTTCATTCAATGACGATGAGGTATTTACTACTTGTGCATCTCAGGATGGTTCAATTGTTCTTTTAGCTAGTTATAAGACTGATACTGCAGTAAAAGGTATCCCTCGAATTAACCTTCCTGATGTTAAAAAGTTTGTTCGTCTCTTAGATTGTGTTGAACAGGATAACATAGCTTTAACTATTGAGAATAATCATCTCAAATATACAACACTTTCTTTTAAGTTTAATTACTTTTTGTTAGAGGATAGTTATATGCAAAGGTGCCCGGTTAATCCTGAAAAGATTAAACAGCTAAAATATGATACAGCTTTTCTTCTTCCTAATACCAAGTTTAACGAAATATTAAAAGGTAGCTCTATTGCTACTGATTCTGATAAGCTTTACTTTTATACAAAGGATGAAAAAGTTTATTGTGAACTTAACGATCTTGAAAGACAGAACATTAACAACATAACCTACCTCGTAGCTGAGAAGTTTGTTGGAGAAAATATTAAAAATACTTTACCTCTTAATTTAGAAAATATTCGTCTACTCGCTGGTACTAAATGTAATGAATTTACTGTAAAGGTTAATAACGAATTAAAAGTAACTCTTTTTCAAATAGAAGAAAAAGATATTAATATAAAATTTATTATATCAGCGCTTGTAAAATAGCACCTTGTAGTATAAGTTTTAATATGTCAAATAAACTGTCCACACTAGGTTATACTTTAAAGCGTTTAAGAGATTCAGGTTACTATGCTCATAAACTCTTTACCGAGTATAATGACGCTGATCCTCGTGCTTGGACAATTGTAATTGATCCGGGTGTTTCGTCAGTATTTTGTACCTGTTTTGTCAATGAACCCTTTTATGGTGATTCATATTTTGAATTAACAGATGGCGACCAAAGAATACCAGGGCGTTTAAAAATTTCTACTTCATCGTTTGAAGTTCTTGTTGAACATTTAGTCAAATATAACATTAATAATAAAGCTCCGGGGTATAATAAGAAATTTAGTCATTCAAATAAATAATAACGGTATGGCTAAAAGGGATAAAGATAAAAATAAGCCTACCAAGAGAGTTTATCGTAAAAAGAAAACAGAGTCTCTTGGCTTAAGTGCCCTCAACTCTGTTGAAGAAAATATCCTTCCTGAAAAGCAGCTCGCACAAGTTGAAGAAGTTATTAAAAACGCCTTCCTTCGTTTTGCTGATGCTGCACAAATAAAACAATATAAAGTACAAGATCTCGAACATCTTGATACTATGGTATCAGAATTTTTAAAAGCCTTTATGGTTTTAGGTTACGACTTAAATGGCGAGAAAGTTTTTATTATGCATGCTACGAATCCTAATGATAGAGATGCATTAGTAGAACATCTTCGTACAACACTCCTAGGAATTATTAATGCTCAGAGTTAAATAACTCTGTGGCAAAAAAAGAAGAAGTATTTAAAGACCCATACGACGACGTTATAATCGAGAACCCTATAGACGACTCTCAGTTTTATAGAGGGGATAAAAATGTACCAAAAGAGGACGCCCAGTTTGAGTGGACACCTAAGATGGTCAAAGAGCTCAAAAAGTGTAGAGAAAATATTACACACTTTGCTGAAAATCATTTTTGGATTGTAAATCTCGATCAGGGCAAGATGAAGATTGAGCTCTATAAAGCTCAAAAACGTGCTCTTAAGTCACTAGCCGACAATAGATTTGTTTGTGTCTTAGCCTCCCGTCAATGCGGTAAGACAACAATTAGTACAATATATGCACTCTGGAATACCTGCTTCTTTGACGACCAAAGAGTTATTATTGTTGCCAATAAAGAAAGTACTGCCATTAACATTTTTAAAAGAATAAGAATGGCCTATGAATTGTTGCCAAACTATCTCAAGCCTGGTGTTAAGGAGTATGGTAAAACAGGAGTAACTTTTGCTAATGGTTCTAGTATAGGCATTAGCACAACAACCTCGACGGCTGCTCGTGGTGATACGGCTTCTATTCTTTGTATTGACGAGGCTGCCTTCATCGATCCTCATTTCATGGAAGAGTTCTGGAAATCTGTTATTCCAATTGTTTCATCCGGTAAGAAGACAAAAATTTTTATGGTTAGTACCCCAAACGGTACAGGTAACAAATTTTACGAAATTTATTCTGGTGCTGAAAAAGAGGCTAATGGCTGGAAAGCTGAAAGAATTGATTGGTGGGATGTACCTGGTAGAGGTGAAAAATGGCGTAAGCAAATGGTAGCCGCTTTAGGTTCTGATGAAGCCTTTCAACAAGAGTTTGGTAATACATTCCTTGATGCTGGTAACTCAGCAGTAGGTGCTTCGGTTATTGAAAGGTTTAAAGAAAATAAAAAACCCGCTATTTTTACTAGTAATGAAGGAGCTTACAAAGTATTTGAGATCCCCGATATTAATAAGCTTTATGCAATCGGTGTGGACGTTGGAGAAGGCATTGGGAGAGCTTCGTCTGTGGCTCAAGTCCTCGATGTTACAGATTTGACCGAAATTAAACAAGTTGCCGTGTATGGCACTAATACAGTTGAACCTTATCACTATGCTAACAAATTAGTTAATCTTTGTTCTCAGTGGGGTAATCCGCCCTTGCTTGTAGAAAGAAATAATTGTGGCGCTCAGATTATCGACGCACTCTTTCATAAACATATGTACGAGAGAATTGTATCGTGTTCAAAGTTAGCTAACACCGGGTCATTTTCTAATACAAGACATTTAGGAATTCTTTCACATAACAATCTTCGTTTTGCAGGTGTAGCTAATATGCGTTACTGGGTTAACTTTTTACAAGTTGTTCACATTAACGATTTAGACACTATTAAAGAGTTTGAAACCTTTATTCGCTATCCAAACGGCACGTACAGAAAAAAGAACGATCTGTTTTACGACGACAGAATTATGTCTCTTGTATGGGCCTTGTTTATTCTTGAACCTGAAATCTGTCAGCAGCACTTTAATATCGATGAAAACGATGAACAGAACAAACCTTTAAAAATTTCTGACAACGGCTATTACGAAGCTGATAAAAATTTATATAAAATAAAAGACTTAAATAATAGTAACAATATAACAACTTTGGGTATTAATGAAGAATCAAAGTATCAACCGTTAATTTTAAATGAAGAACTTGAAAAAATGTTTGATACATCAGATATCGATGATTTAATGTCTCAGGGTTGGAAACCAATGTAATATGCCAGACAACGACCTTTGCGAAACACCACAGCCGACTCAACAATCAGTTTTAAACCGGGTCAGTAAAGACAAATTCGTACTTGTTTTAAATTTACCATTACTTTTAAAAGAACAAGCCGTTTCTAATAATAATATAAGTATTAACCCGTTACAGATTAGTGTTTACGGAACTATAGTTCCATCTATACAAATTCCCCCAAACGAAGTTCGTTTCGGAGGACAATCATATAATGTATCGGGTCATGCACGACCAAACTACGAACCTTTAACAGTTAATTTTGTTGTAGATAGTAAATTTAAAAATTACTGGAATTTATGGTATTGGCTTAATTCTTTAAATTCATCTCGAGAAAGTCTTTACTTAGGAAAAGAGAAAAGAAAAATATCAATTAACGAACGAGTAGAGCAAGGTAATCTGTTAGAATATCAAACAAATTTATCTATTTTTTCATTAAACGAATATAACGAGCGGCTTGCCGAGTTTATCTATTACAATGCTTTTATTGTAGGTTTAGGTGCAATTGATTACAGTTATAGAAATCCAGACATTATAGAAACAACAGCTACCTTTCAATTCAGTCAGCTTGATATGAAAATATTTTCTTAACAAAAAAAAAATACCCCCGTTTGGTATAAATAATAATATAATAATATGGCACGTTCAATTAACTCTCCAGGTGTACAAATAATAGAAACTGACCTTTCAACAAATATTGTACCTACAGTCGGTACTAATGTTTTAGTTTTAGGATATGCTGATCAAGGACCTACAGACGAAACATTATTAGTTACTTCAGTTTCCGAATGGGAAACAATTTACGGGGTACCCCAAACAGCAGCAGAACAGTATTTTTATTTTGCATGTAAAGAAGTTTTAAATTCTCCTGCCACTCTACTCACTACCCGCCTTCCATATGGCTCCGGTGCTGGAGATGGTTTTGGAGATCAATATAGTGCATTATTTTTCCCTGTAGCTTCTGGTGCGTCAGGTTTTACTATTGGTCAACCATCAACTCGTACTTTAACAGTCGATGAATATGATAATTTAGTTCAAAATAACTTTGATTGGCAGCCCTTAACAACTGGTAATATCACTACTACCACTGTTACGGTTGCTAATTCATCAGTAACAGCTACTGCTGCAACATCTGCTACAGTATTAACAGCAATTCAAGCAGTTGATCCTTCACCAGCGACATATAGTGTAGAATATACTAGTGCCAGTTCTGTAACATTTACTTTCCAAGTTAATTTAACATCAACTCTTACATATGGTCCTGATAACGGTTTTTACACAGGTAATACATTAAACGCAGGTATTGTAGTATTAAACAAAATACAAGCAACAATTAATGAAAACAGCGAAGGTTATTACCTCGCATTAACAGATAATAGAAATATTGATGCAAGTTCAGATTTCACATCTGTTTCAAAATTTTATACGTTAACAGCTACTAATGGTTTTGCGCAACTGTCAGAACAAAAATTAACATTCTCATTATCAGCCGCTAATACTGCCGCAGGTACTGGCAGTATATCAGAAATTATTGAAGGTATACCTACATTTAATTTTAATGATCCGTATTATAAAGATAGTTTAATTTTAACCCTCTTTAAAGTCAGAAAATCCATATACGAACCTGATCTTTTAACATCTCGTTTAGTAGAATCTCATATTGGTTCTCTTGATTCAAAGAAGAAAAGTACTCTTAATAATTCAGCGTTCTTAGAAGACGTAGTAAACAATAATTCTAACAACATAACAATAATGGTTAATCCCGCTATTAAGAATTCTTTATGGAATACATCTCTTTCATCAATTAATCCAGATAAATCCGTTGTGGTATCTGATTCTGCAATATATGCAAATGGTGCATATTCACCATCCAATAACTATATAGCAACTAAAGAAATTGGTTCAGTAACAGAAAAAGTTTCAAGAGCTTTAACTTATGTAGAATCTACTGAAACTGTAAATGTTGATATCGTTATTGATGGCGGTTTAACAACAATACATGCTAATACAATCACTAAGAAAAATTACGACGATTCTATATATATTGATCGTTCAGACCTTGGTAGTAGTTCATCTACAGCTGTACAGCGCTGGAAAAACTTATTCGGCATCTTCAATAACTTCGTACAAAATACAAGAAGGGATTGTATGTTTATAGCTGACCCTCTTCGTCAAATATTTATAAACGGTATAAATACAAAAACACTATCTCTTAGAAATAGTAATTTTACATCAACTATTTACAATCCTCTCAAAAATCTTGTATCAGGTCTGAATACAAATTATTCAGCAATATACGGCAACTGGGTTAAGAGTTTCGATATCTATTCAGATAGACCAGTATGGTTACCACCTTCTGGTTACCTAGCAGGCATCTATGCTCGTACAGATGCTAATGCTCAACCATGGATTGCTCCAGCAGGGTTCTCCCGCGGAACTGTACCAAATATTGTTGATCTAGCATTCAATCCAAGTCAAAAACAAAGAGACTTCCTTTATACAATATCTATTAATCCTATTGTATTTTTCTCAGGAGACGGGTATACAGTATTTGGTCAAAAAACCTTACAGTCAAAACCATCAGCATTTGATAGAATTAATGTTCGCCGACTGTTCTTAAATCTAGAAAAAGCGGTATTAAGAACTGTCAAATACTTCGTATTTGAACCAAATACAGCTTTCACAAGATCTCGTGTACGTAATACACTAGCACCTATTTTCGAAAACGCAAAGAATACAGAAGGTTTATATGATTACCTAATCGTATGCGATGAGCGTAACAACACCCCAGCAACAATTGATGCTAACGAATTAAAAGTTGATATTTATATCAAGCCCGTTCGTGCAGCAGAATTTATTCTTGTTAACTTTATTGCAACAAGAACTGGTCAAAACTTCGATGAACTTATCTAATAAATAAAAATATATGGCAAACGCACAAACTATTAATAAATTCTATACACAAGTACAAGCAAGCGATTTCGCTCGTCAGTTTCAATTTCGAGTTACTCAGCTTGCAAATACCGGGTTTACTGATGATCAACATGTTTATGTAGAGTCATCTACTTTGCCAGGTAGATCAATAACTAACGTTCAGGTACCATTTATGGGGCTACAGTTTAATGTTCCTGGTACCGCTACTTATCCTGGTTCAGATGCTTGGAATGTTACATTTAGATGTGATCAAGGTTATGATATTCGTGCTGCTCTAGAAGCTGCTACGTTTTTAACATTTGACGATAGTACATCAACAGGTGATTATAACATAGCAAGAGAAGGCCAACTTATCGAGTTGGAATTACTTGATAAACAACTTGCAGTTGTTAGATCATATAAACTTCTTGGTGCCTATGTTGTTAGTGTTGGGGATCTATCCTATAACTTAGGAGATAGCGGCACCATACAGACTGTTCCAGTAACTCTAGCATATCAATACTGGAGAATTGGTACAACAGGAGACCCTACTGGTACTGGAGCTATTACAAGTGCATCTACAAAGACTATACCTGCTTACGTTGCTTCATCAAACGCAAATACAAACACAGAAGAAGGATAATTTTTTTCTTAAAAACTGGTTAATTTTAACCACATTAAATAAATAAGGTATGGAGTTTACCGAACAAATACCTTATTTTTTACAGCAGTATTTAGGTAAACCAGCTTCTGCATTACCTAAAAATGCTTTATGGGTTGCTAACTTTCAAGGAGTCGATTTAGTTAAACCGGCAATATTAAAAACAGCAACACTTGAACAATACGGTAATACAGCGGCTGCATCAACAGGTAGCGACCCTAATAACCCTGAAACTGGATCAGGTTGGAATGTGGCTAAAGGACTTGACGTTATTATTGAAAAATATTTAAAAAATAACAATAAGGGCTGTTTTTTTGTTCAAGCTGTTTCTGTTCCAGGAGAGTCTATGGTTGCTAACCCTGAAGGTATTCAACAACAAAATTTACTCCGTACAGCTGTTGGCGGCGGCCGGGATGCTTATACAGGTTTGCAAATGACCTTTTTAGATACCAATGTAAGCTTTGTTGATTCTGTTATTAGACCTTGGGTACTAACTACTGCTCGTTTAGGTATGAAAGCACGCTCTGACGCTAATCAACAGTATCGAGCAATTATAGAAGTCTACAAATTAGGTATTTATAGCCCAGATAAACCTCCTGCTGTTTTACAAAAATATACTTTCCATGGAGCATGCCCTATAAGCGTTACATCTGAAGAATACAATTATATAGCTGCAACTTCACCAATTAATAGAGAAGTTGTTTTTAATTTTCATTATTATACTTTTGAAGTACTCCCGTCAGAGGTTACAGGATCTTCAGAAAGTTATTTCGCTAGTAACACACCTATAGATAATACGCTTCCAAATAACCCTTCCAATGTTAAACCCATACAGGTACAACTATCTGGAGTTCCTTTCAACCCTTCATTAGGTCCTGACTCCCAAATACCTAAATACCCATAAAACATAAGCTGAATAATGCCTTGTTCACTTTTAAATACTGTTAATTTATCTAATAATGTTATATTAAAGTATAAAGAACTTACATTTAAACAATATCGTACTTTAGTTAAATGTTTATTAGGTAATGAATTATATACTGATTTTGTTTTTTTAAATCTCAATAACATATTACAAGATTGTATTGTAGAAAAAAATATTAAAAACCTTTTAAAAGAAATACATTATATTGATTATATAATTTTAGTACTTTTAATAAGAAGTGTTAGTATTGGTAATGAAGTAAGCTTAAGTTTTAAATTACCAAATAATCAAAATACTACCACTACTGTAGCTATTGATTTAATCAAAATTACAGATCTTTTACAACAATTAGATTATAATGAATTATTATCTTCATCTACATTTGATGCATCAAATATTACTGTAAATTACCAGCTACCAACTTTTTCAAATATAATTTTATATTCTAAACATTCTAAAGAAAGTATTTATAATTTTTTTATTAAAGATATTATTATTAATAAAAATAAAATTTTATTTAGCAGTCTTTCTTTTGAAGAACAAAACAGTACATTACAACAATTACCGATAAAAATATATGCAAGCATTATTAAAAAAATACAAACTATATTAGAATTTTTTAATAATATAAATTTCTTTGAATCAGTTTATAATCCCAAATACTTTAATATGCGCTTACCATTATTGCCTGATGCCGAGTGTATAGGTTTTTTAGTAAAATTACTTTTTAATGCAGATATAAACACTTTATATAGCAACATTTTTATGCTTATAAATACAAGTCACTTCACTGGAGAATATTTAGATGATTGTACTCCGGGGGAGTTTTATGTATTTTGCAAAAAATTAGATTTTTATTTAAAAGAACAAAATCGTAATCAGTCTAACTCTACGGGTTCCAATAATTATCCGGATTTACCACCATTAGCAGAAAAAGAAAATTTTGAACTTGAATAACTTAAACCCCTTATTAAATACAAATATGAGTACTAATACTGAAAACGCTCAAAACATTATTCAGCTTTTACAAGAAATAGATAAAGCTAACATATACAGCGTATACCTACCATCTTTACAAAAAGAAGTAAAGTTCAAACAACTTAATACCGAACAATACAAACGACTTATAAAAACAGTAGTTGATTCACCAATTTATAACACAGAATTTACTATAACAATTAACTCTATAATTAAAGAAAACATTATAGATTCAGAAATTGTAACTACCAAGTTAAATGTATTTGATAAACTTTTGTTCCTTATAAAGACCCGCATTGATTGTATTTCACCAGAGTATACTTTTAATTTTTCTGAAGACGAAATTAAAGAATATAATCTATCTACAGAAAATAAAAGCACTATAAATTTAATGAACGTGTACACAGAGTTTCAGAAGCAACCTAAATCTTATACTGCAAAAGAGTTTACACATGAACAGTATAGTTTATTTTGCAGCTTACCTACTTTAGAAACAGAAAATAAACTTGAAAAAGAGCTTCATAAAAATATGAAATTAGAAATTTCTTCGCCAGAAGAACTACGTACAACTGTTGGAGAAACATTTATAAATGAACTTTCAAAGTATATTGAAATAATAAAAATTAATGAATCTGCTTTTTCTTTAGATTCATTAGACTTTAAAACAAGAGTTAAAGTTGTTGAGCAACTACCTACACGAGCAATTAACAGTGTGTTGAAGTATATAGAAGATTACAAAAAATTAATAGCACCTTTAACAACATTTAAACTTAAAGTACAAGATACAGTACTAGAAAAAGATCTTCCATTAGACGCAACATTGTTTAATCTATAATATCTCGTCCATAAATAATATGGATGGAAGTAGCTATAGATAATCTTCTTAATCAAGTTGCTGCAGAGTTTATCAATAAAATTGATAAACAAACACTTGATCCTAAATTTATTGAAAACTTTTTTAATACTCTTCTTAAAAAAGTAACTACAAATTTAAATCGTTCTAATACCGATCAAACTTCTTCCCAAAAAGGCCTACTCTTTGATTCTAATTACATTAATCAGCTTAAAAAGCTGTATGTTGAGCTATTAAAAGACGGGCGTCTAGCTAAAGAGACACAAAACTTTTTTCGGAAAATTTTTGATAAACAATTTTTTCAAAATATTTCATTACCTGAGTTATCAATAAACAATACTGAAAAACTAAAAGACCCTAAAGTACTAGGCACCGAAAAATTAAAAGATCTCGAAGTATTAGGTACTGAGAAACTAAAAGATATATCTATAAAAGGTTTAGAAAAATTAAAAGATCTTAAAATACTAGGTACTGAGAAACTAAAAGATATATCCGTAAAAGGGCTTGAAAAAGTAAAAGATATATCTATAAAAGGTTTAGAAAAATTAAAAGATCTTAAAATACTAGGTACTGAGAAACTAAAAGACCCTAAAGTACTAGGTACTGAAAAACTAAAAGACCCTAAAGTACTAGGTACTGAAAAAATTAAAGATGTTTCAACAAAAGGACTTGAGAAACTAAAAGATCTTAAAATTCTAGGTACTGAAAAACTAAAAGATGTATCTATAAAAGGAATTAATAAACTAAAAGATGTATCTATAAAAGGAATTGATAAATTAAAAGATCTTAAAATTCTAGGTACTGAAAAATTACAACAAGTTTCAGTACCAAAAGAAAATAAAAATACAGGAGAAGGTGGCCGACCAACGTTAATAAAAGAAGACGAAAAACCAAAAAAAGTTGTTATTGTCGGTATTGCTGAAAATGCAGCAAAGTTTTTAAAAGAGGGGTTAGGAGGTATATTTAAAAACTTGTTTGATAAACTTACAAAAGGGTTAAAAGATCTTTTTCCTAAAAAAGGGAGTGGTCTCGGTCTTTTAGGTGGTGGTATAGCTTTACTATTAGGCGGTTTAGCCGCTCTTGTTACTGGTTTAATGACAGATGGACCTTTTAAAGGTTTACTTAAAATACTAAGTAAAATAGGTTTAACGGGTGGTATAAAATTAATTCAAGCAGGAGCTAAACTTTTTATTGAAAATTTAAAATTGGTATTTAAATTAATAGGCAATTCTCTTAAAAATGCTGCTAAATTTATAGGACGTTTATTTGGTAAAGATGTTTATAAAACATTACTACAAATAGGTAAAAGTGTTTCAACAAAATTTACTTCTATATTATCAAGTCTTACAAGCTCAATTACTAATGTGTTTAGTAAAGTTAAAGGTTTTTTTACCTCTATATTTGCCAATATATTTACATTTGTAAAAGGGATAGGGAGTAATATTTTTAAAAGTATAACCGGTATATTTGGTAAAGTTGCTGGTAAATCTGTTATAGGTAAAGCTTTAGGTGGTGTAGGAAAACTTTTTGCAACAATTGGAAGTAAATTATTTAAATTTTTAAAACCAGTACTCACAAAAATACCCGGTATAGGCACAATTATTAGCTGGGGGTTCGCTTTCACTCGTTTTAAATCTGGAGATATAATTGGCGGTATTATAGATGTCTTATCAGGTATTGCATCTTTATTCCCAGGTATTGGTACGGCAATTGCTTTTGGTTTAGATATTCTTAACGCTTTCTTAGATTTTAAATCAGGAGGAGCGGATGCTAAAGCAAGTAAAAAGAAAGGTAACATACTTTGGGAATGGGCTAAAGGTCTAGGTTCATTAATTTGGAAAGGTATAAAATATATACCTGTTATTGGACCCTTAATAGAGACAGCTGAATGTTTATTTAAAGGTAAGTGGTTTGATGCTTTATGGAACTTTGCTCGTATAAATCCTTTATTTGACCCTGTCGTCGCCCTTATCGAATACTTTACTGGTTCTAATATAAAAGAAACTCTTAGAAAAGGTAACTTGAGAGAAATTGGTAGTAAAATACTAGAATGGGGTAAAGGAATTGTTAAAATGATATGGTCTGGTATAAAATATATTCCAGTTATCGGGCCGCTCTTAGCGATGATTGAAAACCTATTTAAAGGTGAGTGGTTTGATGCTTTGTGGAACTTTGCACGCATTAACCCTTTATTTGATCCTTTAGTAGGTCTTGTTGAATATTTTACAGGAACAAATATAAAAGAGACACTCAGAAAAGGCAATTTAAAAGAAATTGCCGGTAAGATGTTAGAATTTGGTAAGGGTATTGTTAAAATGATATGGTCTGGTATAAAATATATTCCAGTCATTGGCCCTCTTCTAGCTATGGTAGAAAATATCTTTAAAGGGGAATGGAAAGAAGCTTTATGGAATTTTGCTCGTATCAACCCTTTATTTGATCCTTTAGTAGCTGTTATAGAGTACTTTACAGGCGGTGACCTTAAAAAAGATCCTATAGGTACATTAAAAACAGCAGGTAAAAAAGTACTAGAATTTACTAAGGGTGTTGCTAAATGGATATATGATGTTGCTAAAAAGCTTCCAGTTATTGGTCGTTTAATTAAAACAGGGGAATTCCTTTTAAACGGCCAATGGGGCAATGCTTTAAATACAATTGCTCGTATTATACCGGGTATGGGTTGGATTTTAGATTTGTTTGGTTTTACAGAACAAGAAATTGAAATTGATCAAAAACAAGAAAATCCTATTAAAAAACTTTGGACGTGGATGAAAGATACTCTGTTTGAAAAGGTTACAGGTTTTGTTGGAAACTTGATTGGTGGTGTTAAAGATTGGTGGAGTAATTTATCTTGGGATCCAAGCTCTTGGTTCGGTGCACCTCCTTCTTCTGACATATCAAAAACCGTTCAACCTTCGTCTACAACACCTATTCAACAACAAAAAGATTTACCAGGAATGAAAGATGGTGGTGTTATACCACAAGGTTACCCTGATGATACTTATCCTGCTTTACTATCGTCAGGAGAAACTGTTTTACCTAAACCAGAAGCAATATCCCTTGAAAAATATTTCAATAAAACTGATTTAAGTTTAAATAACGACACACTAGAAAATATTGCCGATAATACAAAAGATACAAATGCATCATTAGCAGAATTAACTCGAACATTAATAAAATTTGTAACAATTATCGATAAGAAATTAACTACCCAACGATCATCAACTATTATCAACGCTGGAGGTAGACAAGAAGAGCCAGCAAGTGCATCTGTTGCTGCTAATAGAAATTCTGATCCTATAAGAGCAGTTAGAGCTCAATTTGCTTAATAAATATTTTTATGGCATTAACTCTTGAACCAAAACTTTTTACTACTGAAGCCCCGAAAAACTACTCTGGTGCTCGTGGCGGTTTGGCTAACTTTTTAAAACCAAAATCTGGTACAGGATATATTGATGTAATTAATGACTATGCATGGACATCTACTCGTTTATCATACGAAGCAAGACAAGAAGTGCCTGATATTGTTTTAACAGAATGGAGAATATTACGATCAAGTTTAGAAAGTTCTGCTCTTTACTACGCTGAAGGTACCGGTCAGCAAATTACACCAACTGGTAATAGTACTGGTAGTGAAAACCCTATGGCTTCTGATAGTTATGTAGCCGGCTATAAAGGATTATTAGATTTTGCTAACTCTAGTAATTTTAGTTACCGCTTACCATTTTTTTCTGATATTAATACCGATATTAATAATTCTTGGACATCTTTAGATATTTTAGAAAAAGCTAAAAATGCTGCTGATTTTATTGTGCCGGGTTTAGGGGGAATTGCTGAAACTGCAACAGCTGCTATTAGGCTTGGGTATGAAGCAAAATACCCCCGGGTGGGTATTATGGATAGACCTAAACTTTGGGAATCATCAACCCCTCGTTCTATTACAATAAAATTTCCTCTATTTAATACACTTGAAGAAGATGATATACAAAAAAATTGGGAACTATGCTATTTACTAACATATCAAAATCTTTTTAATAAAAGAGATTTTATAACTGCTATACCACCTGTTTTTTATACCGTTTATGCACCAGGTCAATATTTTAGTATAGGGGCTTATGTAAGTGATCTTAAAATATATAACAGAGGACATATTCATCGTATACCCTTTGGTAATAAGGTTCGTAATATACCTGATGCATTTGAAATTGAAATGACTTTAACAGATATGATAATGCCGAGTCAAAATATGCATTCTGTATTATATGGAGAAACCCCTGTTAATGTGAAGTTAATTAACGCTCCAACACCTACAACACCAGCTCCAGGAGGCCCGTAAAAATGCAACAAAATAATATTCAAGAATTGCCCCGTTTAAAAGACGAAAATTACGAAAATATTTTTAACGTCTATCAAGACGATAATGATTTTTATTTTTATAATCTCTTACAAACTATTCACTTTCCACAGGATTTACCCGATACGTTTTTTACAACTTATGATGTTAAGTATAATGATACTTGGCCTTTAATATCTTATAAAAGTTATAACAGTATAAAATTATGGTGGTTAATAGCGTTAGCTAATAATGTAATAAACCCAATAGATTTTTTAATACCCGGTCAAACAATTCGTATACCTAAACCTTCTGTAGTAACGCAAATATTAACTGAATTAGTAACAACACGCGGTTAAAAATGAGTGTCAATGTACAAACTACTAAATTTAATGAGCTAGAGTATGACGTTAAAATTTATTTAGATAACGGTACTGAGCAATTTCAAATAAACCCCAATTCAATTGTTAATCTTAACATTGAAGATACATTAGCCGATTGGGTTATAAAAGGCACAATGGCAATATATTATGATTTTAACATAATGGAGACCGGAGCCTCCAAAACCGGAGTATTAGGAGCAGTTCCCTCATACACGTTTCGAAACGACGGAAATGACATTTTAAATATTAATATTTTTCCTAGATTAGATAAAGCAGGTCTAACTATTGATAATGTACATTGGAAGTTAGTTTATAAATTTTCTATCTACGATATGGAAGATATAGATCTTCCTCCCGGAGCACAAAATGCTGCCTCTACTAATTCTAAATGTAAAAAGTTTTATTTTTGGGATGAATGGTATCAAAAAATGATTACAAACACCATGGAATATTCTACTGCTAATAACAATGAAAAAACAGCAGGAGCCCGCCGTACATCTATTCCAGACTTTTTAAGATCGAAGTTTACAGGGGTTGCAATGAAAGAAGTAATTGAAAAAGCTCTAAGTGAACAAGGTATAAGCACAACCAATATTGTCGGTGGCGGTAAAGGGGATGATTGGGAAGACGGTTCAACAAATGTTTTTTATACTGCTCCTGCTACTAATAATGCTTATGATACCTTAATGGATATTTACGATCGTCATGTTAGTGCTAATAGTAATGAAAATTTGGCTTATGATTATTCTATTTTATATAAAGAACGTGGCCCTAATGATAATGACGTAGGTTATTTTGCTTTAAGACCCTTTTCAAAATTTTTTGAAAAAGCAGGTAAAACTCAAGATGCTCCTGGAGATTATCAAATTGAACACTTTTTTGTTCAAGACTATTCAAATAATAAAACTGTTAGTACAAAACGAGCACCATATTTAAATACTCAAAACATGCAAAAAGATACTAAGTTAGCAAATTATTCTATGATAACTAGCTATCGTTTTGTAGATATTTCTGCTTTTACTAATGCTTCTAAATTTAGAACACATGCAGTTAATTCTTATGATTTTTTAAATCGAACATTTAATATAGAATTTCAACAAAACTCTGTTTTAACTGCCCGGGATTTAATAGTTGATAAGTATATCTCCGAAGTATTTAAATCTACTGAAAATGCAAAGAGTTTATTTTTATTGACTTTAGAAAGAAGTAAAAGAGGAAAAAATATAATTCCCATATTTTCTTTATATAGCGGTACTCATTCTTTATACGGCAATAACGTTGAAGAAGACTTAAGAGCCCGTCAAAGTGACGGTCTTCATAATTTATTAAGAACAGGGGTATTTCAAAATGCTTGTTTGCATTTTCGATGTTTAGGATCAACAAATCGAGAATGTGGTCGGTTTATAGCAATTGATAAAACTGAAGGTATCGAAGAAAATAAATTTAATGATAAATTTTATGGTCAGTGGTTTGTTATTAACGTACAACATATATTTGAAGCGGGTATGTATTATAATGAAATAACAGCTATTAAAGTTCATAGATTCAAAGGTACAGGTGTTACATTTAACAATTTAATTTCAGAAACTCCTTCACCGGCTAATTCTCCTGCAGTTACATCAGATTTCGGTGGAGGTATTTTTAACGGAGGGGGTAGCACGAGTGGTGGAGGAACCAGCGGTGGAGGTGGTGGCGGTGGAGGAACCAGCGGTGGAGGTGGTGGCGGTGAAACTTTTGACGAAAATTTACCCCCGCTAGATCCTCTTCCAGATGATGATACAACAAATAACGGCGGTCAGACCCCAGTAGAACCTGATTTACCACAAGGAGACTCTGAACCTGTAGATGTCCCTACGCCCTCGACCGGGGATGATTTTCCTGTACTTGAACCTTTACCTGACCAATAATTGAATTATGTTTTAAAAAGTATTAATTAAATCTATGAATAGCTACTACACAAATATAGAAATTAAAGAAGGTAAATATATTGGACGAGTTATAAATGCTTCTAATAATGTAGAAGCATACGTTACAAAAGAATATAACACTCAACAACAAGTTATGGAAGATATGAACGCTTACCTATCTTCTCAAAATCAAGTTATAGCAGAACAGGTTTTTACCGATGTTAACAAACATCGACAAGCTATAATTAATGCTAATAAATACCCTAAAAAATCTTGTTGCGGCCGTTAATTGTAAAGTTTTAAGCAAGTACTAAACCAGTTAATTTCTTTATCAATTACAATGGCATCCTTGTACATACCTTCAGAGATTATAAGAAGGTTATTAGCATTAATATCTGACTCAAACATTACTTCGAACATCTCTTTAAGAAGCTGAAGATAATCGCCAGAGAATTCTTGTTCTCTTTCAATAACATACTTACGAAGTTCTTGAGGTGTTACTTTACCTCTAATCTTGTCTACTACTTTATTAGCAATGCCCTTAACTTGGTTGTCCTTAATCGTTAAAGTTCCCGTATAAGAGAACTTTTGAATATCGTTAATAATACGCCGTAAGTCAGGATAACCAGATCTGACAAGCTCTACGAGCTTAGGTTTCTCGGTGTCAGGAACGGTGATTCCCTCATGTTTAAGTATAGCTACCACTCTGTTCAATACTCCATCGAGAGGAGGAGTTAGATTAAAGATCTGACACCGTGATTGCAGAGCAGGAATAACCTTAAAGAGATAGTTACAGGTAAAGATAAATCTCGTATTGTGAGAATACTCTTCGATAACGTTGCGAAGAGCTTTCTGAGAGTCGAGGGTAAGAGCGTCACATTCGTCAAAGAGCACAATCTTTAACTTACCGTCTAATGATTTTGTAGAGGCAAACCCGATAACTTTAGAACGAATAGTATCAATACCGTTCTCATCTGAGGCATTAATATAAAGGTATTGACAGTCTAAGATATCAGTTGCGATAATCTTAGAGAGAGTAGTTTTACCTGTACCAGGATTACCTGCAAAGAGAAGGTTTGGAATCTCTTCTTTGGACTTTAAAGACTCAAAGTACTGACGTTCTTCACTAGTAAGAACAATATCAGTTAAAGTCTTAGGTCTGTACTTCTCAACAAATAAGTTTTGAAACATGAATAGATTATACTATCAATCACCGGAACTGCCAAACCCTTTTTCACCTCGTTCGGTCTCATGAATTTCTTCAGCCCATGACGACTCTAAAGTAACAAGAGGATAAAGAACAAATTGAGCAACCCTATCACCTTTTTTAACAGTATAGTCATTATCAGAGTGATTGAGAATTCGAATACCTAAATCCCCTCTATATTGATTATCAATAATACCATTAAAAGCCTGAAGGCCGTATTTAAATTGTAAACCGGAACGAGACTCTACTCTAATCCAAACATTTGGTGGAAGGTAAGCTAATTTAAGACCAACCGGTACTGTAGCAGCTCCTCTAGCAGGAATAACAGTTTCTTCAACTGCCGTTACATCATAACCAGAATCTCCTGTATGAATATCTTTATGGTTACGTTCAGGTAGAACGGCATCAGGATGAGTTTTAAGAAACTTTGCACCCAAGGCAGTTGCATAACTTACCATCGTATATGAAAATGTATCACTCATTGATTAATTGACGGGCTTGAAACTCTGGGGAATATTCCCCTATTTTAACTTCTCGTAATGGTGTTGTAGCAGGTTTAACTGCATTATGTTCTAACCATTGTATTAACTGATCAAGCTTATTACCAGGCACAATATATGTTCCGTGAATTGTATTAATAACTGTTTCCATTTTGATATAATAGTATAAAGTTTAACAAAAGCAACTATAGGATTAAGTATATTTGATGTCCGATATTGATACATTATTAAATGAATTGTCTTCATTTTCTTTCCCTCAGCAATCAACAGCAAAATCTGTTCCCAGAGGCACCCCTACACATATAACTGAAGATAATATAAATGAATACATCTTACAAAAGACCGGTACATTAATTGATGCCGGTCTTGGCGCAGTTAGTGATTTAAAAGACTTTATTGTGCAAGGTCAAAACCCGGATGAAATAGCTGCTCTTTCCGAGCTTATTTCTTCTACTACAAAAGCTATTGAAGCTCTTAATAAAATTAATTTACAGAACAAAAAAGCTAAAACTGATAAAGAGCTTAAAGCTATTGATATAGAGGGTAAAAAAGCTATAGCAGGATCTTTACCTGGAAACAACATAACCAATAACACAGTAAATCTTGTTGCTTCAAGAGAAGAAATCTTTAAACAGCTTTTAAATGACATACAAGAAGACACCACAGAAGTCATTGAATCTGTGGTTGTTGAAGATAAATAATAAATAATATGAGTTATTTGTATATAGATAGAGAAGAATGTATTGGTGATTCTTTAGGTAAAATTAATTATAATGCAGACAATTTTGATAGCAGAATAACTACTATTTCATCGACTTTTATTCAACAAGTAACATCTACAAGTCCGCAAATTGTTACTAATACTCAAAACGGGGTAGTTACCTTAACAGCTGTTCCTTTTTATAAAGCTTCGGTAACATTTCGTGGTAAAGGAATTTCTAATTTTAGCCCTTGTACAATTTATAGCTCATACAATGTATCTGAAGTTATTAAGGTGCAAGAAGCACTCTATCAAATTAGGTTTATAACACCCATAGTAACAACTGGGTTTTCGCACGGCTGTATTATTGAACAAAGTACAGACGGAACAACTGTCTTTGGCGCTGATAGCTTTAATCCCTCCGGTAGTGCTGTTTCAACATGGTCTACCTCTACACCTTTGACGTCTGTTTATGTATTTTCCTTAAATACTGGTCTACCACCTGCATTTACTTCTTATAAAGATGTTGCACGAGCTACCCTAAACTTCTATTAATCATTTAATCGGGCAAGCACCGCCTGCACATTCCATACTTTCGATATCTCCTTGACCGATATTAATTGAGGTAATTGGTTTAACTTTCTCAGTTAACTTCTGATACTCTTCTTCAGAGATTTCTTCGTATGGGGCTTGTGCGAATCCGTGCTCGTTATGAAGTAAGAAGGATACGGATTTAATAGAAGTCTCGTAGTTATATTCGAGCCAGGCTTTGATCTCTTCTAACTCTTCTTGTTTATAATAAACTGTAACCGATACAGCATTATCTGACCAACAGGTTTGAAGCTTCTTAACCAAATCAAGTTGCTGAACAGCTGTCATTGATTTAGCTACTACACATTCATTACCTGCATAGCAAGGAAACTCCACTACAACTGTTGTATGATCATCTTTACCGTCAAAACCACGAACATACTCAACATGATAGCCGAGCTCTCGGCAGATATTAACAAGTTTATCTCCTGAACCCATTCTTACTCTACGAATATAGAAGGGTGAATAAGCAGGATGTACCCCTGGTGTTGAGCCAGCTAGCAGGGATAGGGTACCGGAAGGCTTCACTGTAGTTAGTTTAATTGATTCCGGGTAACCTTTTATTTTACTCCATTCTTTGTCAAATTTACGAAGCGCCTCATAACCTTTATCGAGCCATTGTATTTTTTCATCCGTACATTGACAAATACCAGTTACACCAAGACCTAAACGCATGTTCTTATGAACAATTTTATTTGTTTCGTCATGAATAAAAGGCATTGCTGCTGTTGCTTTTTGTGTCTTATAAAGCAAGGTTGCACAATCGGTTAGCTCTTCAACAGAAGTAATATTATTGAGATAAAGCTCAGATAGATTGCAGCACTCATAAGATGTTAAAGAGATTTCAGCACAAGGATTAGTTCCTAGTACGTTATCTTCATTTGTAGGATAGAGTTTAGATGATTTCATGGCTCCATCTTTCAAGCGACCAAACTTTTGAGATAAAGGGAGATTAAAGAACCCGTAAGGCTCCCCTTTAGCAAACCCTGTCTCTTTATCTACTATGTAACCGTTTGTCCAGATTTCATTAGAAATATGAGAGAAATCATCAGCGTAGATTGTATTGTTAGACATTGCTCTCCAGTTAGGAATATTACCTAATGACCAGTTTTTAGCTCTGAGATAGAGATAATCATCCGGATCACCAAGAGCAATTTGAGCTGAACGACGAACATTACCAGCTACAACAATTGAACCGATAATATTACAGATATCAAGAACATCTGTAGAACGGAGTTTTTTACCTTCTCTTGATTGAAAGATCTTAGAAATCTTTTCAATACCTTCAATAAGAATGCCAGGCCCAGAAGCAGTACCACCAAAACCTGAAATACGTTCACCTGAACCTCTTACAAGGATAGTTGAGTAGGAAAAGGATTTACCATTTACATAATAAGCATCTAATACTTTACGAAGCAGTTCTACCCACCCAGAACGAGAGTCCGGAACAATGAAATCAGCGTCTTTAGTGCATTGATGTTCTATTGTAACATCTTTTTTAATCTTAGGAAGTTCGTGAATGTCTTCTCTGCGAATAGAAAAACCAACACCACCCCCAAGCATTAAGTTCTCAAAAATAAAGAGAAAGGTTTTTGGGTCATTAATACTGCAGTACCAGCAGTTAAGCAAAGAGTTAGCACCAAACTTCTTAACTGTTTCAGTACCTAGCTGCCAAAGCATTCTACCAGCAAAGTTACACTTAAGGTTGAAAACTAAATCATATAAACGTTGAGCCTCTTCCGGTGTATAGTCTGCACCAATTTCTTGTGCACCGTTAATACAGCGCGCTACTGTCTGCCACCACTCCTCTGTATTGTCTGTGCCCTCAAGTTTTCTAGCATATGTTCGTTTATAAACAATATACCCTAATCCATTGAAGCCCCAGGGAACTTCTTTACTGATATATTTTTGTAGAAATTTTTCCGGTAACAGCTCAGAGGTATAGTTTGTAATCATAAATTTGACAAAGAATGTATGTGAATAACTTATGCTATTCTACGCCAGAATACTAGTAAATCTACTTAGTATTTTTTCTTTGGCGAATT